AGATTAAAGGAGAAGAATTATGTCAGCAGCCCCTCCTAGAGTAGATCCCCTTTTATTAGGGTACGGAGATACATTCGGCACTTACGCGGGTAATCGCTTAGGTGATACCGAGATTTACGATACTTCTATAGACTCAAGTAAACTTAATAACGGAACCTATACCGAAGAAGTAGAGTTTACTTATTTTGAGGAAACGATTAAAGATTACGTTTTTGCCAAGTTAGGTTTCCCAATCATAAGAGTAGAGCTAACTGATTTTCAAGTTAAAACCTGCATAGACGAAGCTATCTCTAACTTAGATTACCACGCCTCTTTTTGGTGCCTTCAAATGGCTACTTTTTGTTGCTCGGCGGGAGTTAATCAATATGTCCTCCCCAGCCACATAGCTAAGAATCTTAATTACGTCACTTACAAGAAGAGCTTATTATCCTTTGCTCAAGATGCAGGTAGCATAGAGTTTGATCTATTCCTCCATTACTTCAATAATAACTTCGCTAATAACCAATTCAATATCGTAGAATACTTTCAGATGCAACAGCATTTTGAGATGATGAGAAAGATCCTTGGACAAGATGGAACTTTTGATTTAATCAACGGAAACGTACTACAGATTTATCCAGTGCCTAGTACATCCTTAGATGTCGTTCTAGCCTTTCGTGGATTAGATATTGGAACGATGCATCCATTCTACAAGAACTGGGTACAAAAGTATAGTCTGGCTTTAGCAAAAGGCACACTTGGTTTAATCCGATCGAAATATAATAGTTTACCTTCTCCTGGTGGTGGAGTTACTTTAAATGGTGACGCTTTAATCTCTGAAAGTAAAGAAGAGATAGCAAAGCTTAAAGAGGAGCTAATGCTAGAAATCGAGGAGCCCCCAGTACCTAGTTTATATTAATCATGAATAACACTTATAAAAGAATAGCTAGCCTTTTAATAGAAGCTAAGAAATCTTGCTGGAAGGGTTATACAGCTAAAGGCATGAAGAAAAAAGCCAATAGACTTGTACCTAACTGCGTACCAGTAAGAGAAGGTTCAGCAGCTTGGCAAAGAAAAGAAGGTAAAGATCCAGAAGGTGGACTTAATAAAAAAGGCATAGCTTCTTATAGAAAACAAAATCCAGGATCTAAGCTTTCAATGGCGGTAACAGAAGATCCGTCTAAGCTAAAGAAAGGATCTAAGAAAGCTAATAGAAGAAAATCATTCTGTTCTAGAATGTCTGGAATGCGTAAAAAACTAACCTCAAGTAAAACGGCTAACGACCCAGACTCAAGAATAAATAAAGCGTTAAGAAAATGGAACTGCTAAATGAAGAAAAACTATAGAGTAACCACGAAGATGCCTAAGCTACCTGACCTAGATTCAGGTGATAGTTTATTAGGTATGTTCGATCAGAATAATCCTGATATCAACCTGTTCAATCTAATAGACGATGAGCAGATAAGATTAGGTGGATCTAAACTTTACTTCTATAAGTACAATCAATCAGAAGACTACGATCCTGTTTACATGGAGTCCAGAAATAAACCAATCTCTAGAATTCCTTTAATAGTTCACGGACATTATAATCCTATAGCTTTAAGCGAAGATCTTACTCAATTTGGTATAGAGATTACTAATGACCAAATGTTTACTTTTAATAAAAGCTATATCGAGACTAAATTAGGTAGACCAGTCATATCTGGGGATGTAATAAAGCCAGTCTTCCAAAATCAGCGTTATGAAGTATTCCAAGTGGTAGAAGATAGCTTTGAGGCTTATGGAGTTTATCACTTGATTTGTTCAGCTAGACTATTAAGAGACTCAGAAGACGTTCAACCAGAGAATTTAACTAAGGTATCCGATCCATTAGCAGGATACTCAGGAGAAGAAAATGAATAACATATACAAGAGAATAGCTAGAATTTTAGTTGAAGCTAAACTCTCCGGGGCTTCTAAAGCTTTATTAAAGGTTAGGAAAGAAAAAGCTAAATTTGACCGAATACCTTTTAAAGATAGGGGCGTAGCTAAAACTGATAATTTTATGAGAAAAGTTAATCCAAAAATAGATAGATTAACTAAAGTTGTTCCTAAAAAAATAGATAGAGAAATTACTAGATCTTCTTATGAGCATACGAAAGCTAAGGCGGATCAAAAACACGAAAGAATGGTGCGTCAAGATCGTTATTGGAAGCCAGGCAGATAAACTAAAATGAGTAACTTATACAAAAGAATAGCTAGAATTTTAGTTGAAGCTAAACTCTCTGGAGCTTCTAAGGCGTATTTAAAACACGCTAGAACTACTAGAGGTTTATTAAAAAAGAGTTGGAAAGAGGTAAGAGATGACAAAATTAAGCATGGCCCTTTAAATTTAAATGATGATCCAGTAATTAAATCTAGAATAGCTAATTTTCAACCAACGATAGATAAGATTAAAAAATCTAAAAACAAAGAAAAGAGTGTTAGAGATTTAATTCCAAGAAAAGCAAGACGAGAAAATGTAGCTGTAAAAAAAGGGCTTGAAGCAAAAACTGAATTGATAAAAAGATTTACGGCAAAAAAAGGAAAAAAAGAAATGCTAGGCTTTAGAAAATCTTTAGCAGATGATATAAGATGGCGAAGAAAATCTAAACGAGTACCTTATTATAAGGTAAGAGATAGAGATAATGAATAACCTTTCAGGATCAACAGTAGAATACTCTTCTGAAGTAACCTCATTCTACGATGTCTCTACAATAAGACAAGCAGAAAGTAGAGGTTCTCAATGGTATACTAGAGAAGGAGATGTAAGAAAACAAATCTTCTTGATGACTAAGAATCATCATAATATCTCTAGAACCTACAGAGAGCTATTAAGAGGTATGGTAGCTAGCTTTAATGATGTAGGCTATTTAACAGACGATAATAAGTTTGTTGAGGTTAAATGTTTAGTAGGTAGTCCTGAAAGAGCTATAGCTAAGATGTTTCAAGAGGATAATATAATTTTACCTATTATATCTGTAGTTCAAACTATTACTACTAATGATGATGATAGAAGGAAGAATGAAAGCCTTTTAGTACATGAAAAGTATTTTGATCCTTTAAAACAGAGAGCTATAAGAATCTTAAGCTTAGCACCAAGAGCAGTTAATATCTTATATCAAGTTAATATATGGTCTAAGTATCGTTCTGACCTTGACCAAATATTAGAACAGGTCAGATTAAAATTTAACCCTGAAATGCAAATTCCCACGCCTTTCTCAACTTTGTGTAAGGGTTACATCGACTCTGAGCAGGATATAGGGGCTGTTGAGGTAGCAGACAAGGAAGACCGGGTTTTAAAGAAGCAAATCAATATTACAGTAAGGACTTATATTCCTAACCCTAAGTTTATGTTAACTTCTACAGGCAAGATAGAACAGTTCAAGATTGATACTACTTTATGAGGGGATTAAAATGAATTACGAATACAAAAGAATAGCTAGAATTTTAATAGAGGCAATGGATCACGCACAATACATTGCTTCTGATCCAAATAGAAAATTATCTGGTGCCGCCAAAGCATATAAAAGTAATTTTAGAAAAGCACAAAAACATTGGTCCGAACGACATAAGACTAGAAAACCTGTAGATACTAATAATCCTATTGAGTTAGCTAAACATCTTTTAGGTAAAAGCCCTGCAAGTAAACAAGCCGAGAAATATGAGAAGATAAAAGAGCGACTACCTAAGCTCCGTAAAGCAGTTCCAAAATCTGAAAAAAGATCTAAAGAAAGGTCAGATCCAGAAAGCATGTATTCTGTTACGAGGTCAAGAAGACGTAATAAAGGTGGGTTAGATAATATTATCGGGTCGTAATATATGACAGACAAGAAATTAATAGTTGAAGGTGATCCTGCTACCTGTATTTCTCACTTTGCTACTGGAAGCCAAACGGTTAAAGTAGGAGCTTTTGAAAAAGGAGCTTCTAAGGTTTTAATAGATTTAGCTGGAGGAGTTATTTTAGGACCAGGAGCACCAACAGTTTTTATCGAGAATTCCCCAGCCTCATTAGAAGGAGATTTAATAGCTCCTCATGGTAAGTCTCCTCATTCTAACGCTACAACTACAGCTTTATTTAACCAGACAGTATTTATTGGACAGTAAGTTTTACCAGAAAAAAGATTTACTTTTTACTTAAACTTAGTAGTAGATATTAAGGAGACCTTATATGAAATTAATAACAAATAATAGCTTACAAGCCTTTACCATCTTTTTAAAGACCGAGAAAGGTGTTAAAGAAAAGAGGCTTTTTCCTAAAGAAAGTATTGTCGTTCCAGAAACTTATGTTTCAGAGCAGATTCAAACTCTTCACAAGCGCAGACTTTTAAAGATTTCTCAAGCATAAGGATTTAATATATGGCCACGAATTTTAACTCGCCAGGAGTGTATGTACTAGAAAAGGACATATCAGAATTTACCCCGTCAATTAATACCTCAGTAGTGGGTGTAGTAGGCTTTGCAAGTAAAGGTCCTACAAATAAAGCTACTTTAATCACAGATCAAAATGCTTTAATAAGAACTTTCGGCCAACCAAGCGAAAATATTCCTGGTCAGGCTCTAGAAGGTGCTTTAGAGATTTTAGAGCAAACTAATACTGTTTATTTTGTTCGTGCTGCTAATGACGATACCGCTACAGATGCTTCCGCTATCGTAAGTGTTGGCGGGTGTCCTTCGGTAATCGTTTCAGGACCGGCTACGGTAGGTACTGGTTTTGGTGTGAGCGTCCCGTTGACCTTGAGAGTCCAAGTCTATGACAACAACGGAACCCCTCAATACACAAGCCCAGGCAAAGACTTCGTTATTCCTGCCAGCACAGCAACTTACCAAGCGGAGGCTATTAGAAAAATCTTAGGTGGTGGACTAGATTCCGATAAGATTGGAGTTTTCGATGGTGGAAGTTACGCTACAGGCTTAGGATTATCAGGAGCGATTATAGGATCTTATGCAGGTTCAGGAGCTTCAATAGGAGTTTCTGCTTGTAGTGGAACTAGTTTCTTAGCAGCGAGCGGTGTTTCTGCTCTAGCTGTCGTAAGTGCTTTGAACTCAGCTAATGCTAGCTTCGGTGCGGAATCTATTTTCGCCTCAGCGGTAAGAGCTTATGGTTATAGTTTCGTACAGACTGGAGTTAGTTCAGCTTCTTACTTAGTTGAGTCTCTATACCCTGGTACTGGTTATAATGGTGGAACGAGATCTGATGGTACTGCTAGCGGAAACTCATTAACTATAACTAACTTAGGTTCTCAGAACTTTACTGTAGTAGTAAATGAAGCTGGTACTGTACAAGAAAGCTTCAAAGCTTCTCTTGTTGCTTCTGGTTCATTCCTAGAAGACGTAATCAATACTGGCGAAGTATCTGTACGTTCTGATATAATCAAAGGTAACTTACTAAAAGATGGTTCGAATGCTGTTGCTGTCGGTGGAACTAATTTCTCTACTGATGCAGCTACGATCTTCGGTGGAACAGGATTTAAGATGACCTCTCAATTCCTACCTCCAAATGCTAACCCAACTGGTGCTGGTACTCCAACTGCACAAAATGAAGTTGTAGTTGCTAATGGTGGACGATGGAATAAACTTGTCGCTACTAGCTTAACTAATCTAGCTGGCGGAACTAATGGTACTGGTACAGAGAATCAAAATGCTGTAGCTTTAATTGGTGACGCTGCAAGTGAACCTAAGACTGGTATGCAAGCTTTGGATAACGATGAAATTAATATCGGAATAGCGGTTGTTCCTGATATTCATACCGAGTCTGTTCAAAACGCTTTACTAACTCTAGCAGAGTCTACACAGAACTTTATTGGTCTAGTATCTCCTCCTTACGGTGTAGGTACTGCCCAAGACGCTATTGATTGGTGTAACGGTAGATCTTCAAGTACCGCTGGCTCAAGAACCTCTCCAATAAATAACTCTTATGCAGCGGTTTATTGGCCTTGGTTAAAAGTATTCAGCGTGTTCGATGGTGTAGACCGTTGGTATGATCCTGTTATCTTTGCAGCTAGACAAATGGCTTTCACAGATACAGTAGCAGAATCTTGGTTCGCTCCTGCTGGATTCCAAAGAGGTAGATTAACTAAGCCTACAGAGGTTGAAGTTAAACTAAACCAAGGTGACAGAGATAGCTTATACAGTGGTGGTAACGTTGTAAACCCAATCGTATCTTTCCCACAACAAGGTATTACTATCTTCGGTCAAAGAACTACTCAGCGTGAACCAACAGCTTTGGATAGAATTAACATTCGTAGATTAATGATCTATGTAAGAAAGGTTCTATTAGCATCAGCTAGACGATTCGTGTTCGAGCCTAACGATGAATTTACTTGGGCACAGGTCGAAGGTGTGGTTAATCCATTCCTAGATGATATTCGTAGACGAAGAGGTATTACTGAATTCAGAGTAGTTTGTGATGAAACTGTCAATACCCCAGTAAGAGTAGACAGAAACGAACTTTGGTGTAAGGTGTTGATCAAACCAACCAAGACTGCGGAGATAATTATCTTCGAGCTGAATTTAACTAGCCAAGGCGCAAACTTAGGTAACCTATAAGGAGTATATAAATGACAAGAGGATATTACAAAGAGAAATATGGTAGAACCTTCGTTCCAGGACAAGGACTACCTGTTGTTTCAACAGATTTAGATTCGGTAAGAGCTTATCAATTCGAAGTTCACTTCTTCGGATTGCCTGGCGATATTACGAATCAAACAGATTTAACTCTAGCAGCTAAGAAAATCAATGGCCTTGAAATGGCTTCTGAGCCTATCGTAGCTGATAGAGTTAACGACAAGCTTCACTATCCAGGTAAAGTTACTCCAGGTGACCTAGTTATTACTTTTGATAACTTATACCTAAGAGAAACTGCTAGCGATTTGTGGCGATACTTCAAACACACTTATGATCCTATCACAGGTGAAATGACCAAGTTCGCTCAACCAGGTGGAGTTACAGGCCAAACCTTCAAAGTGCCTAAAGTAGAGATTATACAATTAGACAACACTATGCAGCCACACGCTACTATAGATGTTTATGGTGTATTCCCTATCAAGTGGGCTGCTTCAGAATTAAACTATGCTACTAATGAGTTCCATACTATAGAAGTTACCTTCAAGTATGATTTCATGAATAGCTTTAACTTCTCCAATCCGTAATTCGTGATCACCCTACCTCTAGCCTAATAAGTTAGGGGTAGGTCTATTTATATGCACAATAATCTGAAGCTTCAAAAAATTATATGGGACAGCTCTATAATAGGCTTCGCTCAGATCAATGCAGACGGAAAATTCTTAGCGGCTAACCCTGCTCTTTGCGCTTTATTAGAATACACTGAGACAGAGTTGTTGGATAGAACCTTTCAACAAATAACTCACCCAGACGACTTGCATGATGATTCAGAGATGGCTAAAAAAGTCTTCTTTGGAGAAATAGATTCTTACGTCATGACCAAGAGATATATTACCAAAACAGAAAAGGTAATATGGATAAAACTAAAAGTAGTAAGAGTTTTGAAAGAAGATAATTCTTTTGATTTTTTCTTTTCTCAAATAAGTCCTACTGTAGTAAGTGATCTGCCAAAACAAGTGTTACCCCCAAAAGAAAAAGCTTCAGGAATTATTGAGTTCTTTAAACGAGACTGGAAATGGGTACTAGCTACCGTTATTGCAGTAATAACCTTTATAGCTAAAGAGTACCATAGACAACAAGAAACAGCAAAACGCTTAGATAACATAGAGCTAATGTTAGAAAAATTAGCTGGGGAAGACAACTCAAATGGCTAACAATGAAGAACATGATTATTGGAAGGTTTCACACCCTCCGCTCATAGATGAACTTAACTCCAAGTGTAGTTGTGGGCATCATGGGATTTATATTGAGCGAGGGTTTCTAGACAAATATAACGGGGTGGTTGCCTGTAATAGCTGCGGGAACATAAAGCCTAGATGGACTTGGATAATAGAATATTCTAACTAATATGAATTATTTTAATGAGTTATTAGAGAGCTACAACAAATTAAAAAAGCGGACTTTCAAACTACGTTACCTGAACGAAGATGAAAATACCGTTGTAGCTGAAGTTATTAATATACTCAAGAAAAACGCTAAAGGTTCTGAATGGAGTCCTGTCCCTGAATTAGGAGATTCATTCAATGTTAGAATATCGAAAGATGGATCATTAGGCGTCCAAGATCTTTCGATGCAAAGAAATTCTAACGTGGTCGATCCTGCTGGTGGTCAGATCATGTTGAACGGAACCGCACAGAAGATATGGGATCATATGCTTTCCGTATTAGGCGGGACTGAGCCACAAGAAGAAGGTGAACTAGAAGCTTCTCCTGGTGAGATGGCTATTGGACAAGCTGATGTCATAGGAGGAGCTTTTGAGCTATTCTATGCCTTCCAAGTTAAACCTAGCACGATAAAGAATCTAGAGAAAGTAAAAATAACTCTTGATAAGTATTGTAAGGCGTATGAGTCTTACATGAACACCGATAGAAGCTTAGCTAAATTTTGCTCTAACAAAGAACGCTATTTAACTGGTGGAAGTTCGTGGGGCTTAGAGTATAAACTAGCAAGGGGTGCGGGAATCGAGTTTGATGAGGATACAGGAGAGATTTTAAGAAGAGTTCCGCTGTCCCCTGATTTGATAGATCAAGCTGTAGAATCGTTTGAGATGTTAACTGAATACTTAGTTACTGCGAATAAAGACGATTGTACCAAAGTTCTAGAAAGAATTGGTAGACGAAACAACGACCTTATTCTTTACGGAGAATCCTCGTCAGAAGGTATTTTAATCCCTAAGTATCTAACCTCTGAGCTAGCCTCAAGAGCGTTGGCTTCAGTAGAAAAAACGTGTGGTGCGCCAAAGTCTGCTAAGCACTCCCCAGAGTATTTCTCTTCTCAAGATAAGAATAATGTTGTAGGTAATATGTATGAGAACGTACTACAGTTTAATATTAAACTAGCTGCATTAGCTAGAAACGCTACAATTGGCTTGAATATAGATGGTGAACGAAATCTAGTAATGAAAGAGTTCGCGGATATTCTTAAGAAGAACAAGCAAGTTTTAGATCAGCTTTCATTAGAGATTGATCCAGAGGTAGCAGTAGATATTAGAACAGCTTTCGTTAATAACGAAGTTATGAATAACTTAGCTATTTATACGGATGTTAACTCGTTTAAGACTTGGGTACAGAGAGAGATTTCCTTTACTCAAAATATAGTTAACTTCATGGAAGCTGATTCTGCTGAATCTGTAGGTCGAGCTACAAGAACAGGCGGAAGAGAAGATACTTTGTTTGTCTATGCAGACCAATTAAAAGCCCAACAAAAAGCTAAGATAATAGGATCTACTGTCCAAGTATTACAAGACGGAAGATTCGGTGTTGGTGTCGGCCAGAAAAGAAAAGAAAGTCTTAGCTCAGTTAAGTTTGGCGAAGTTAATACCAGGGAAAGGATGCAACAGTTAGTAGACGAAACTATTGAAGCCACAGATATGAATATCGAACCGGGTTTCCTTAATGTTATAAACGATCTACAGTTTGGATCTAGTTACGCTGCGTCAGAAGAAAGAGCTAATATGCTTACCTATGCTAAAAACATAGAGCATAAAGTATCAAAAGCAGCCGAACAAGTAGAACTTAATAAAGTTTATTTTGACGACCAAGGTGATTTGAAGGCTAATACTGCTGAGAATATTTGCAAGTCTATTGCCAATCAATTCAAGAAAGACTTCTCTTATACCTTCATTAAAAACTCAATTCTAGGCAAAGCTTTATTCAAGGACAGTAAAGGGTCTAGCAAGCTTAAAGACTTCTCCGACGTAGATAACCGTAAGAGATTAGGCGAGACGTTATCAAGAGTATTGAGATTCTCGGAGCTAGCAAAAGAGATTCGTAAAGGATCTAAGCACGCTCAAGATTACCTGGTACGAATGGCTCTTATTTGTGGATCTAACGTCAGAGACATGAGCCAAATAATAACTGGGGACTCAGGGGAAAGCAAGATATTCCCACATAACGAAATCTTCAAGAGATTGGCTCAAGATAACTTAAGCGGAGATTTGCAGGTTCATATTGAGCCAGGAACCTCTACTGCTTATTTTACTTTAAGCGACGGACTAACACTAAGATTCTCTCAAGAAGGTACAGGCTCAGGCGAGAAGAGAAACACAAGAAGCCTTACACAAATATCAAAGCCTACGATAGAAGCTTTAGCGGTTAGTGTAGAACTCAAGGATACTAATGAAAGTATGCTACTTAAGTTCTTGGAAGGTCAGAAGCTTTTAATCGAGTCTATCTTCAATCAAACCAAAAATAATCTGGAGCATTGATAAGCTCGTCAAACAAGTAGATGTAATAAGTACCAAAGATGCTTATTACATTTCTCGTTTCTAGAAATACTTCCGTGGTTAAAGCTAAAGTCTTTTGGTTATCTTGCTTGAATATAACCATAGGTAACTTCTTTCCTGCTTCTGCGTCTCGTACAGCTTGAGTAATGAATTTCCACAACTCGGATTTATCGTTGAATAAACTCGCTAACGATTCCTTGTTGTAGCCCTTCTTGCATTCCAAACAATACCGGAATCCTTTTGGCGCTATAAGATCTCCGTGGATCTTCAGATGTTCCGGTAAGTTGTGAGTCGTAGCGTAGGCCCCAGATCCCGGAGTTCTGGAAAATTCTAACGTGTTGAACCTATCATTGAGTATCTTAGCAATAGACCTCTCGAAGGTGTTACCTTTAGTCTTGCTATTAACCCGCTTCTTTTTCTTTAACTTCGAGAAATCGTAGTTATCTTCCATAAATGAATGACCCTCAGACTATCATAGACAGTGAACCTAACCAAAAAGAAAATCTTTCTTTTGGAATCTCAAAAGTAAGGTCAATCGACCGAGGAGAAGGACGTATGAAACTAATATTCAATTTAAATAAAGACCAGGGCCTAGCTTACAAGAATTTCCGAGACGCCTACAAGCCTGATGAAATTGCAGAAAACGATTTCATCGTGACCCTTATCATTAAGGGTATGCGGTTCATCGAAAATGAGTTCCGTGAACACGCTACTCAATACGCCAAAGAGCATAGAGAAGATCTAGCTTCTTCTGGCATCCACTTCATTGAAAACGAAGATGGTAGCATCAAGTTCGTAGATTCCGTAGTCCCCGAAGAAGAAGGTAATGAGTGATGTTTAACGTAGTAGAAGTAACGAAAGAAAACGATATCAATAAAATCCTTCGTCTAGCGAAGCAAAACTATCGTGGGCCGATCAACCTACTATTCACGTCTTTGTGGGATTCACCCTCGGAAAGACTGGTTAGTTCGTTACAAAAGGCTTACGGTATCCGAGAGCAGGAGGAAAATGGTGTTGAGCCTGTTTATTTAATAAACTCGTTCGATACTCCTCATAGCTTTGTAATCTTTAACACAACTAAAGTGCCTCACCTGGTTAATATTAATCAAGAGGGAGTTCTTAGTTTAGATTACCTACCTGATATCTATGATTTCTTAGGACTCAAATAAGTTGTCCTTATTTTTCTCAAAGTAAGTAGCTAGCTTATTCTTGTAGTTCTTATCCTTGGAGTATGTTAACTTAAGATTGTTTACTATAACGGTAGTGAAGAAATTAAAAGCCGTACCCTTTTTGGGATGGAAGTTCTTCATAATCTTAAATATTAAAACGAAGCAATCTTGCTTAGCATCCTCTAAATCTACCTTGAAGTTGAAAGACCCTAAGATGTTGGTAATAAGCGTGTCAAACATTGGCATCAACTTATCTTCAACACTCTTAGGGTCTTTCAAGTATATCTCAATAAGGTCTTCGAATTCCTTATTGTTTATATAATGTCCTTTTTTCATACCATATTATAGTTATGTCTTCATTAGAGAAATTGTATAAAACTACGAATCCTAAGTGCGAGGGATGTTCCGTACTTAATGTATCGAAACCAAGACATTCTATAATGGATTATGAAGGTCTGGAAGAAGCAGAATGCTTGTTTCTTTCAGATTCATTAAAATCATTCCTTGGGAGGTATGTGGCTTTCTCTAAGCCCGAATACGATTTAATAAAATCTATTTATCCTGGGGACTTCGTTACTTCGGCGTCGGTTAAATGTCCTAATATCAAGGAAAAAGATATGGGAACCGAAGATCAAAAAATCTGTCGCCAACATTTAGAAGACACGATCGACAAGATTAAACCTAAGCTCGTCTTTGTTTGTGGTAATCTTCCTATGAAGATGCTCCTGAAGAAGAGTGGTATTACAGACAAGAGAGGAAGGTCATACGAATACTCTACGCCTAACGGACATAAGTGTACAGTAGTTCCTATCTTTAATCCTTACTCAGTCGTAGTAGAGCCTAAGAATAAGTTCCTATTTGAGTCCGATATTAAAAATGCTCACGAGTTCGTAATCTCAGGAAAGCGAACTAAAGCTACGATCGAATATAAAGCGTTACTTGAGTTAAGTGAAGTAGAAGAGCTAGCTCAAAAGCTAGAGTTCGTTACTACCCCAGTAAGCTGCGATACGGAAACCGAAGGTCTTAATTTCAGAACAGATAAAATCCTAACTGTAGCTTTTAGTCACGGTGACGATACTTGGGTTATTCCTTACGAGCACAAGGATAGTCCATTCAAAGGGGATGATCTCCTCAAGCTAGTAGAATGTTTCAATAGGATTTTAATGAATCCTCGTAACCGCAAGATATTTCAAAACGGGCAATTCGATATGAAGTTCTTCCTTACTATCGGAGTTAAGGTAGTTAATCCTTGGGATACTAAGATCATGCATCACTGTTTAGATGAAAACCTACCAAGAAGCTTGAAGCAAATGGTCAAGCTTTATTTCCCTGAGTATTTGGAGATTTTATGAAAAATAAATACGGTGGAAGATGCTGTAAATGCGGAGAATGGGTCGAAGCTAATCAAGGTTTAATTAAAGCAAATCCTAGTATAAAGGGTAAAACGTGGTTAGTTTATCATGAAAATGACAGTGTATGTTCTTATAAAATAAGAAACCGAGCACAGTTAGATCATGAGAGAAGTGAACGTAGATTTTTTAGGGAATTGAAAAATAAAAGAAGGGAAGCGGATAGGTTGCTGGAAAGGAAATTAAATCCACCTCCTTTTAGTACTATGGATTGGAGAGATCCAAACCCTGGAGGTTGGGCATGAATTATGTTAACAGTAGAAGATAAAAACTTCGATTACCGAAACATTCCTTTAGTCGATTGTATTAAAGGTAACGCAATGGATGCTGCTCTTACTCTTAAGTTATATTACTTACTGGAAGAGAAGCTACAAAAGCATCCTGTTTGGTCTTTAATAGAACATGTTATCATGCCTGCCGTAGAGGAGTTTACTCCTATCGAGCATGAAGGGATGCTTGTGGATACAAAGGAACTAGCGGCTGTCGATAGGCTACTCAGCAATAACATAATTGATATTGAGGACGCCTTGTTTATGTGCCCACAGGTCAATAAAAAAGACAACCTAGCTTCTACTCAAGATTTAGCCCAAGTCTTCTATACTAGAGAAGGCGGCTTTGAGTTGTATCCGCCAGACAATACAGATAAGGGAGCACCCTCTGTTAATAAAGATACTCTTAAGATAATCCTAGACCAGATAAACCAGGAGCTAATAAACCGTGGGCAAGTGGGACAATAGAACAGAAGGTAAACATATCAGTAGTTGTGTCATAAAGGAAAAGCCTACTGACCAACTACTAGAAGCTAAGAAGTTCATTAGTGATTTATTAACTCTTAGGAAATCAAAGAAACTCTACACTACTTATGTTACAGGTATTAAAAAAGCTCTTGCGTATAACGACAATAATCGCGTTTACGTTAGTTTTAATATAGACGGTACGATTACGGGTCGATTAAGCTGCACTGGTTATGAAGCAGCTGAAAGAATGGGTCCGTCCTTTCACACTCTTCCAAGAGATGAGGAAGGTACAGATGAAAAAGCTAAAAGCATTAGAAAACTCTTCAGTGCGGAAGAGGGTTACTTTTTCGTAACATCTGACTATGCAGCTATGGAACTTAGAATCCTAGCTCATATTGCAGACGAAAAAACTATGCAAAAGGCTTTCATTGACGACCTAGACCTACATACTTATACTGCCCAACTTCTGTTCAAGAAGAAGGATATAAGTAAAAAGGAACGTCAGATTGCTAAGACTGTTTCGTTCTTGATTGTTTATGGTGGTGGCGCTTTTAACTTGAGTGAAAGCCAAAATATTAGTATGCACGCCGCTGAAACGATCTTAACTAACTATCAGAAAGTGTTCCCTGGTATATTTGCTTATATGGATACAGTTAGGGAAGAGATAGAAGCTACGGGTCACGTTACTACGATTTTTGGCCGTAGAAGAAACCTGCCGGATATCTATGC